CATGGAAGAATTGACCCGGCGTCGTCAGTCGCTGGTCAAAAAAGGCAAAGTTTCTGATGAGTCGGAGATCGAGCAGGTCGAAAAGATCATGCTTGAGCGCGGCATCACAAATCATGAAACCGCTGCGGACTTCCACAAGTGGATGAACGAGCAAGCGAAGCCGACGCCTTCTACGTTTAGCCGTAATGTGCTGGACGACACGGCGCGCAACACGCTTTCGTCGTTTTGGAAGAACCCGCAACACGCGGCAAGAGACGAGGCGAGCAAGGCTTTGATGGAGTTGAGGAGAAATCCTCGTCCTATCGGACTTTGATCGTTTCTACGGGGACGTAATTTTTGCTTCGGAGATAAGCCATGCCTATCGGTGGTGGTATTCTTCCGGCGACGGGTAGTACGCAGTACACCGAGTTGACTTATGTTACTCGGCGCGCATTTATCCCGAAGCTGGTTGTACAGATTTACAACAGCACGCCGCTTATGGCGGCGCTTATTGCCAATAGCCAACAGGCCACGGGTGGTGTGTCCTCCGTGACTGTGCCGGTTTAAGGCTCTCAGTTTGTGAACGCTCAGTGGTCTGACTACAGCGGCTCCTTCACGCAGCCGTCTGTGCAGCAGGGCGCTTACAACGCTGAGTTCAACCTCAAGCTGATGATTGCCCCCGTGCCGTTCCTCGGCATGGAAGGTGCGGTGCAGCAAGACCACGCCATTATCCCGCTGATTGAGGCTCGCATGAATGATGCGACCAACGTCATGATGGATGCGATGGCGACGGCGCTGTACACCAACACAACCAACACGCAGCAGTTCACTGGTCTGCCGGCGGCGGTTGATGATGGTACAGGCACTGCGACCTACGGCAACATCAATCGCTCGACCTACACGTGGTGGAAGTCGAAGCAGTATGCGGCTGGTTCGGTGAACCCGACCCGTCAGAACGTCCTCCAGTACATCTCCGGTACGGTAAAGAACGGCGCTGAAGTGCCGACCTTCGGCGTGTGCGGCTTTGGTACTTGGACCCTGCTTGCGCAGGATTATGTCGGCCAGGAACAGTACGTCATTACCCCGGGTTCGGGCTTTGACGGCGATGCCAATGGCCCGCAGTCCGGCTTCCGCGCCCTGATGGTCGCTGGTGTGCCGATCTACCCCGATCCGTACTGCCCAGAAGGCACGGTGTACTTCCTGAACACCAACTACCTGTCGTTGTATATCCACGACCAGGGTTCGTTCGTGTTCACGGGCTTCGAGTCCACCCTGCCCAACTGGCAGATTGGTTATGTTGGTGCCGTGCTCATGATTGCGGAATTGGTGAATACCAAGCCCAAAGCCATGACTAAGGTCACCGGCTACAACAGCCTGACGATTTAAGGAGGATTGACCTATGGCTCTCGGCCTTAACAAAATCCTCGTTGCGAACACCTCGGCCAATACGTCCGGTGGTTATCTTCAGCCGGTCAGCGTTGCAAACGTCGGGGCGGGTAACGCCACTGCGATGTCCAGCGCGCAGTTTATCCCGGCTGGTACCTACCTGATGCTGCCGGCGGCGAACGTGACGATTGAAGTCAATAACTACACGGGCACCGCAAATAGCTGGTCCACTCTTCTCGCCAACAACACTGGCGGGGTGCTGATTTCTGACGGGTTTAACGTGCGCGCTAATGCGGTCACGGGCACTCAGACGGTCACGCTCCTCACTGTGAACGGCGGGCAGGCGGCTTCCGGCACCTACAACTCGTAAGGAGGCGTAGGTATGGCAAACGGCAACGCTGTTGGAACCAATCTCCCGACTTCCTTTGGGCGTTATGTCCTGGGTGAAGTGCGCGGGGTGTCGGTTGCTGCCACTGGTAATGCCGTAGCGACCATTCCAATTCTGTTGGGTGGTCTTACGGCTAACACTGGCTGCTACATTATCCGTGAAGTCACGGTAATGAACGCCAACAAGAGCATCGCCACGGCCAACGTCATTGTCCTCACTTCAAGTGATGGCAATACGTCGAACAACGTGTCTAACGCGACTGTTTTGTCCAATGTGAGTGCTGCCACTACCAAGTGGCAAGACCTGACCTTGGGCACCGCAGCGGCGACGGATGCGTTTACGGCTGGTGCTTTGTTTGTAAAAGTCAACACGGCGGTTTCGGGTGGCACCTGTGACATCCGTGTTGTTGGGACTCCGGTGAACCTGTGACCGATACCGTTTATGTGACCAACGAAGGCGAAATGTCTCTCACTGATGGGTGGGATGGCGTTTCGTATGTCTTTCAGCCTGGGAAGACGGTGCAAATTCCGGCTTTTGTGGCGGGTCACATATTTGGGTATAATGTCGAGGATAAAACACCGCATGTGATTAGGCTTGGTTGGGCAAAAACCACCAATGACATCCCTAAGGCGATGGCGTGGTTGGAGAATTTTGTCATTACAACCGAGCCTCCCACGGTTCGTCGTTCTGTGTCCCCGGAAGCGACGGACTCCGCACAACCTCCTCCGGCGCCGCAACCGCGTCGGGGGAGGGGAGTGGAAGCATCAGCTACTATTCAATGAGGTGCGTGAATGGCTGTTACATTAGCGCAGTACATCACGCAGTGCCGGCGGTTACTGCATGACGCAAACGCTAATTTCTGGTCGGATCAGGAATTAACGGATTACATCAACGACGCGCGTAACAAGCTGGTGCGTGATACCGGGTGTTTGCGCACGATCCAGACGAGCGCCACGGTAACCAATCAAGAGACATACACGTTTGCATCACTGCCTCAGGGTGATCAAACGATGGATATTATTAACCTTAATCTCTATTGGGGTAGCACGCGTATTCCGCTTCGGTATTTGCCGTGGACGGACTTCAATGCGCAGTTGCGTTATTGGCAGAATTACTATGGTCGCCCTGTTGCTTACAGCATGTACGGGCCACAGACTTTTTATCTCGGCCCTGTGCCGGATGAAGTTTACACGATGGAATTAGACACGGTGATTGAGCCGACGGCGTTGGTAAACGCTACGGACACCGATACCATTCCTGATATTTGGACTTCGCCTGTTGCGTTTTATGCGTGTTATACGGCCAAGTTCAAAGAGCAGTCGTATGGCGAGGCGGAGATTTTCAATCAGCAATACATGAAGAAGGTGCAGAGCGTGCTTGTTGGCACGATGACGCGCCGGATGCCGACCCCGTATAGTCAGGCGTACTAATCATGGCGTCGCCGGAGCAGCGCAAACAGTATCATATCTCCAAGAATTTTAAGGGGATAAATACTCAAGCTAACCGCACGGCTATTGATTCGGACGAGTTCGCTTGGCTTGAGAACGCTCAACCGATTGGATACGGCAACGTCAAAACCGTGCCGGCGCAAACTACCGTTCAGGTGTCCAGCGCAAACTTAGTCTGGAGCGGTACTGTCGAGTCTTTGTACGACGCCAATGTGAATAACAAAGAGTACATCTTTGCGTTTTTCACCAATGGCGGCGCAGAGGCTTACAACGCAACCGACGGTACTAAGGTCACGGTTGCCAACTCGGGCAAGTTTTCTGCGGCTGGCGTGCGTATTGCGCAGTGGAAGAATGAGCGCATCCTCATTATTGATCCGGCCAAAGGGTTGTACAACTGGGATGGCACAAACGTAGTTAGCATTGGGTCGGTGTCGGACTATGGCATGACCAATGTGGGGTCGGGTTATACCTCAACGCCTTCGGTGTCTTTTAGTGCGCCCAACGAAACGGGCGGGGTACAGGCAACCGGGTCTGCGGTGGTGCTGGCTAATACGGTTGTCGGCATTAACATTACCGAAACGGGTTCGGGTTACACCTCTCCGCCGACTATCACGATCAGCGGCGGTGGTGGCGCTAACGCTGCGGCCATTGCGTCCAGCCTGACTTTTGCGACGGGTACCGTGAGTTGCATCGTGAAAAGCGGTGGCACTGGGTACACCAGTTCGTTCGCGGTGACGTTCTCGGGTGGCGGCGGGGCCAACGCGGCGGGCACGGCGATTGTGTCGGGCGGTTCCGTGACTAAGGTCATCATGACCAATAACGGGTCGGGCTACACCTCGGCGCCCACGGCTAACGTGTCGGCTGGCGCGGGTTCTGGGGCCATCGTTGAGGCGGTGGTTACGACTAACGCCAACACAGACGTTGCGACCTTTAGCGGGCGCACTTGGGTTTCTCAGGGCCGCACGGTCTTTTACTCGGCGGCGGACAGTTACACCGACTTTGCCTCGGTGAGCGCCGGCAATATCCTGATTACTGACTCGACGTTGCACACGAACATTGTGGCGCTGCTATCGGCCAACAACTTTCTGTACGTGTTTGGCGCCGACAGCATCAACGTGTTCTCGGATGTGCGCGTTGGGCAGGACGGGGTGACGGTCTTTACCAATACCAACGTGTCGGCGTCGGTAGGTACGAGTTTCAAGAAAGGCTTGTACGCGTACTTTCGATCCGTAGTATTCATGAACGAGTACGGGATTTATGCCCTAGTCGGCTCCACAACGAGTAAGTTGTCGGACGCCCTAGACGGCATTTTCCCGCTTATTGACTTTACGCAGCCAGTTTCGGGCGGTCAGGTGCTTATCAACAACATTCTGTGCGCGTGTTGGTCATTTACATATAATGATCCGGTGCAGGGTGCCCGTCCTGTGCAGGCGGTGTTTTTTAACAAACGTTGGTTTATGACCAGCCAAGGCACGTTGACCAACATTACTGGCGCCCAGGTGGGCGGTGTGACCACCATTTACGGCACGGGTGGCACGAACCTTATCAAGTTATACGCCACTACGGCGGCGGGCGTTGCGGTGACCTTCAAAAGCGCGTTGTGGCCTTTGGGTGATCCGATCAGGGACAAGCAAGCGTTGAAGTTTGGGGTTGAGGCGACGGTAAACACGCCTTCTAGCCTTTCGTTGACGGTTGATAGCGAATATCAATCGAGTCCGCCTTACACGTTGATTAACAATACAATTTGGTACAACAATTCAGGGTACGTTATCCCATGGACCAATAATTCTGCCGCAACAATTGGTTGGATTATTGGGGGGTATCAGTTGTATAAGTCAGATGCTCAACAGTATGGAAAATACCTAGGTTTCACAATTACCAGCACGGATGTGAACATGGTTTTGCACACGTTGGAGTTGGAACACGAAATGAGAGCGAGGTTCTAAGATGCCTGTACCCAATACGTTTGCGAACGCAACCACAGCCATTCCGCTATCGCAGTTGGACAACAACTTTGCGACAGCCATCACGATTGGCAATACGGCGGTTCAGCTAGGGAACACGGTCACCACGCTGAACAACATTACGCTTGCTAACGTCACCATTAGCAGTGTGTCCACGCCGGTCACGGTAGCGCAAGGCGGTACTGGCTCAACAACACTTACTGCCGAAAATGTTGTGCTCGGCAATGGAACGAACGCGGTCAAGTTTGTTGCTCCTGGTTCGTCAGGAAATGTCCTTACGAGCAACGGAACCACTTGGGTAAGTCAAGCTGCGGGGGCTGGTGGTAGTACTGCGAACATCCAAACATTTACTTCTTCCGGCACTTGGACAAAACCGGCCAATGCAACCACAGTAATTGTGGAATGTTGGGGCGCTGGCGGTGGTGGCGCCAGTGGCATGACGGGGGCTAACAGCAGCAGTAGGTATGGTGGTGGTGGTGGTGGTGGCGGGGCATTTACAACACGAATGTTTGCCGCATCATCACTAGGCGCTACTGAAACGGTCACTATTGGGGCGGGAGGCACTGGCGGCGCTGCTGCAACTGGCAATAGTAGTGTGGGTAATAATGGCACCGATGGAGGCAATTCTTCATTTGGGTCTTGGTTGAGTGCGTTCGGGGGGGGGTTTGGAAATAATAACACCGAATTAAATAGGGGCGGTTCTGGTGGCGGTGTTTTAACTGCGGCAAGCGGCGCTAATAGAGATGGTGGCCAACCACAGGTTGGGACTGCTACTGCCGGCCAAGCGTTTGGCGGGCCAAGTTCTCCGGCGACTGGTAATGAAGGCGTACCTAGTGGGTACGGCGGGGCTTCTGGTGGTTCTAGTTCCACGGTTTTTGGTGTCCCCGGGGGTTGTTCTTTCCAAGGCGGTCCTGGCGGCGGCGCTGGTGGGGCAATAGATTCTTCTGGCAATAGACGCGCTGGTGGGGCTGGTGGCTCTAATACTGGGGCCACAGGTGGTGGTGGCGCTGGTGGCGCTGCGTCAGCAACGGCGACGGGGAACGGAACAAATGGAACCGCTGGAACAGGTCGCCAGGGTGGCGGTGGCGGTGGTGCTGGTGCTTCTAGTGTAACATCTGGCGCTGTAGGCGGCAATGGCGCCGCTGGTGGGCAACCTGCTGGTGGGGGAGGCGGCGGTGGCGCCGTTTCTAACTCCGGCACATCAGGTGCCGGCGGTGCCGGCGGTGCCGGTCGAGTTATTGTTTATACTTGGTGAGGTGTGACATGACACAGAAATACGCAATCATCGAGAATGGCAAAGTCATCAACGTGGCTGTGTCAGAAAATGCTCTGGAACCAAATTGGATTCAAAGCGACGTTGCAAAACTCGGCGATGATTACGTTGACGGGCAATTTTTAACGCCGGCTCCTGATACTGAAGCAAGGGCAGCGGCGGTGCGCGCAACGCGAAATGTTTTGTTGGCGCAGACTGATTGGACGCAACTTGCAGACGCGCCGGTAGATGATCTTGCTTGGGCAACCTACCGACAAGCCTTGCGTGACATTCCGACGCAATCTGGCTTTCCGCTGAATGTCGTGTGGCCTGCGGCCCCTGGCGGTGCCTGATGCAGACAGATACGCCAGAGCACGCCAAAGCTGTTGTTGACGCCATAAGTATCGCTACCGTGGTTGGTACTCTAGCGCAGATTTTGCCTGCAATGGCTGCATTATTCAGTATAGTGTGGTCTCTTATCCGTATCTGGGAAACACAGACGGTCAAGCGTTTGGTGCGAAAGTGGCGGTCTAAGTCGGCCAAGAAAGGAAACTGAGATGGGCATTAACGCCTTCACGAAGATGGGCAATACGGTGACCTTCACCGCCAATACAACTGCGCCCACTCCGGTGCAGGCGGCGTCCACCAGCCTTGGCGGTAACCAATACCGCATTATCAACAACGGCACGGTCACGGTGTTCCTGGGATACGGATCAACGGCGGCGGAGGCGAGCAACAATGCGGTGGTCGTTACCTCCTCGCAGGCTGCATTTCCCCTACTTCCTGGCACCGACGAAATCCTTACCTTTGTGCCCAACGCCTACTTCACTGGCATTACGGGCGCGAACACGGCGGTTGTTTACATCACCCCAGGCGACGGACTGTGAACCATGCTGAAGGTCGCAAATACGATTGGTGGTGGTGGTGGCGGTAACGGAACAGTTACCAATGTTGCGACGGGCACAGGTTTAACCGGCGGGCCAATTACGACTACCGGGACGATCAGCCTTGGTAATACGGCTGTGACTGCCGGCACGTATGGTGATGCGAGTTCTGTCCCGCAGATCATTGTGGACGCCCAGGGCCGCATAACTAGTGCAAGCAATGTAAGCATTGTTGTTGCCGGCGGTGTAACCAACGTTGCTACAGGCACTGGCCTGACGGGTGGGCCGATCACCTCAACAGGCACAATCAGTCTTGCTAATACGGCTGTCACGGCTGGCAGTTATGGTAGCGCCAACACTGTTGCAACCTTTACAGTGGATGCGCAGGGGCGGCTAACGGCGGCTGCAAACGCCAGTATCAGCATTGCTAATGCTAATCTTGCTAACAGCACTATTGGCTTGGGAAACGCGACCCTTACCCTTGGTTCTACCACGACGAATGTGGGCAACCTTACTCTGTCGTATCCAAATCTCAGTGGTACCACCGCCGCTAATGCGACGTTTGCCACAAGCAGTTTGCCTTTAGTTCCAGAGGGTTACATCGTTATTCAGATAGGGGGTGTTGATAAAAAGATACCCTATTACGGTGTATGAGCCATGGATTTCGATTCCCTTAGCGATGTTAAGTTTGGCGACTTGGACGGTCTGGACGAGATGCTTTTTGCTAATTTTGTCCAGCACAAGACGTTCAGAGAAGTTTTTTACTCGCAAGGGATAGTAGTTCCGGCGTATCCTTTGGCTAATGCCGATCCCGCGAATTTGGACGATTGGTTGCAGGCGCATCAGGTAGAGCATCAGGCTTTTGCTTCGTTGTTGGACCTGACCAATCCGTTCAACCTTCAAGACGATGCGTGGGATAAGGAGGAGGAGTTTTACAACTGGCTATCGCTGCACCTGACTATTCACCAGCAGATAGCGGAGAGATTGGGGCTTACGTGATGTCACAAGCATTGGCACAACCGCGCGGGCGTAACCCCGTCAAAGGCAAAGACACGGTAACGGTGCTGCGCGAGGCGTTGATCAACCAAATTGGTGACTCAAAGAAGGTTGACGAGTTTTTTGATAACCTTGCCAAATTGATTAAATCCGGTGCCGCAAAACCCATTCAGATTGGCAATACGGTTTTTCTTGCGCTGCGGTATAACAGCCGCGCCGAAATGCTGCCTGAAGGCGTGGTTGAAATCCACATGTTTTCGGCGGAGCCGTTTAGCGAAACAGCAAAGCGTATGATGGTGCTGCCCAATACTCTCCGCGAGTTGGGCTATCGCGGTTTCACGACGTATCTTGAAGACAAAGCCATGGCCAATTTGCTGTTGCAAATGCAAAAACGCAACGGCATTCAGGGCGAAATACGTCAGGATATGGAGTTGATTAACCGCAAAATGAAACCTGTATATCGGGTGGAGGCGACGCTCTAATGTCAAAAGGTGGCGATATTGTAGAGGTTGCCGTTGTTGCTGTTGCGGTTGTTGCGACGGTAGCTACCGGCGGTTTAGCGGCTGCGGGCGCTGCGGGAGTTATCGGCGAATTTGTTCTTGGCGCCGCTGTTGCGAGTGAGGTCATTGTCGGAAGCGCCACAGTTGGCAGCGTTGTCGGCGGTTCCGTTATTGGTGCCGGGGTCGGCGCTGTTACTGGCGGGGTGCAAGCGGCTATTGTTGGTAACGACATTGCTGAAGGTGCATTGACCGGGGCTGGTGTCGGCGCCGTATCTGGTGGCGCCGGTATGTTGGGCGCTGGTGCTGGTGGTGCGCTGGCCGGCGAATTGGGTTTGAGTACTGCCGCTGGCACGGTTGATGCTGATTTAACAAAAGCGGTGGTTGAGGCATCAAAAGGCGGAACGGCGTTCGGCACGGGCGCAGCAATTCAAGATCAGAATATCGGTGAGTGGGCGGCGGTTGGCGCTATTACTGGCGCAGCTACGCCTTTGGTCACAGCCGGTTTGAATTATTCTGGTGTGGGGGCTGGTGAAACGCGCAACATCGTGGCCGGCACTGTTGGCGGTGCTTTGGCGGGTGGCGGTTCTGCGGCTGTTACTGGCGGTGATGTTGCCACTGGTGCGTTGACCGGGGCGGGTTCTGGTTTGGTTGGTTCCATTGCCAGACCGTATGTAACTGATCTTGCCAACACTCTTTTTGGTACTGGTGCTGCTGCGCCAACGGGTGCACAAGCGTTGAACGCACAAGAGCGCGGTCAACTCGCCGGCGCGTTGGCAGGCACTGCTACTGGGCAACCTGTTTCCAACGAGCAGTTCGTGGAAAACGCTTACCAAGCATTGTTTGGCCGCTCTGCCGAACCTGAGGGCATGGCGTATTGGACCCGCGAAATGGCGGCGGGTGCCTCGCCAGAGCAAACCTTGAACAATATGATTGCTGGCGCATTAGGTGGCGATGTTCAGGCCGCAGCGCAGTTTAACGCTCAACGATACCTCACTACGCCTTTGAGCGCCGAAATTGGCGGTGATGGCGGTCCGGGTCAAATTGATGAGGGTGCTGGCGAGTTTGGCGGCGACCAAGATGTTGAAGTCATTGGTGATTATGAGACTACGCCTAAGGGCGGAACATTTACGCAAGAAATTGTGCCGGATGAAGGTGCTGTTACGTCTGAATATGACCGTGGCGCTTCTGAGTCGGCAAATCTTTTGCGTGACTTGTTCACATTTGGCGCCGAGCAGGGTGTTGGCGGCAGCAAAACAGTTGTGCCTTTCGGTGCCGGTGGCGTTACCGAAGCTGACCGCGCGATATTAGAAACCACAGGTTTAATGCCGTACGGTGCCGACAAGGGTACAGTCGGTGGCGACACGACGCTAACTCAGTTTGGCGGTGGCGGTGGTAGTACTGGTACAGGTATGGCCGGCACAGGCTTCGGCGATACCACACTCATTGGCGCGACCTCTGGTCCTGGCACTACGCTGACTCCTTTTGGGCAGGGCGGTGGTTCTGGCGGCGGTGGTGGCGGAGGCGGCGGGGGTGCCGAAGCGGGCGGCGGAACATCAACCAGCACAAGCACGACAGGCGGTACTACTGGCGGTGGCGAGACTACAGGCAGGCGGGATGTTACCCAACCGCCCGGTAGGCGCCGCGAGGAGCAAGTGCGCATCAGCCCGATTGTCACCGATCCGCGCATTGCGCCCACGGTCCAGCGTCAGGCGGCGTCGCAGCCCGTATTGTCTGCCGGCCTCGACCCTGCGACTTCTGGCGTAATCCTGTCGAGGTTTGGTAATAAGAATCAAGTTTGGAACGAGGCAACGCTACGGCTTGCCGATGCTCTAGGATTGCTGTGATGGAAATTCTCTCCAAGGTTCTACGCACTGATGCCATGGGCGACCTTGACCTCAAGGCGATGGCTCAAATTCTGCGCTCTCGGGGCCGAGGGAGAGACACGGTGCTTGCGCACATTACGCCGCGTGAAGCGCGTATGCTCAAGCAGCAAGGTGGCAGCGGCACAACCAATCCTGACACGGGCTTGCCCGAGTTCGAGGAGTTGGATTTTGCGTCTTTTGCGGAAGCGCCGGCCCAGGCATTTGACGCAGGATCAAGTTATGATGCTTACACAAGCCCCGTGTATAGCGAAGGTGCCTTTACTCAGGAATTGGTTCCTGGCGGTGGTGGTGAAGCGTCATTTCAACCTGGGGTAGATTTTCTGTCGGCGCCTGCGGCTGGTCCTAGCGGTCAAATGCCGATTACCCCGGCGGAGTTCCGTGGGCCTGCCCCGGCTTATCCCGACCTGACTCCAGGCGAAATAGAGACTGCGCGGCAGGAAGCCGGCCCACAGCGCGGCTTTGTGGATCGTCTGACGACCAGCCTTGGTAAGCAGCTTCAAGACCCGGCAACGCTCGCACGTTTGGGCTTGGGCCTTGGTGGCGCCGGTCTTGGCGGTTTAATGCAAATGCGCGGTGCTGGCGCAGCAAAGCGTACCCGGCAAGATTTGGCGGCTATGGCGGCTCCGTATCAGCAAGAGGGCCGCAGCCTTATGGATCAAGCAAAGCGCGGTGAGTTGTCGCCCGCTTCTGCTCAAGCCTATCAAGCGGCGCAGGCTAGAATCGCTCAACAGGCGTCCCGCACGGGTGGCGTCGGGGTTGTGCAGGCAACGGCAACCCTGGAGCGGTTGCGCTCACAGCTTTTGACTAACCAGATGAACCTTGGCTTGCGTGTTGCCAACATTGGTGACCAGTACATGCGTGGCGCTATCCAGACCGGGATGCAGGCGGATCAGGCGCTGAATCAGGCGAGCACAAACTTTTTCACTAACCTTGCCAACACTTTAGCTGGCCCGGTTGTTTCAAGCATGTCGGCGGCGACACAAGCGAGGTAAGTCATGGGTGGAACCTTAAACGCTCCGGTTGAAGACAACCCCGATTTAGACCCTTATTACGTAGAACGGGGCCGTCAGCAGTTAATTGAAAGGGAACGCGCGGAAAGGCGCGACGCCGGTGTTCCACCTGAGGTTCGCGTGCCTGCGTCTGAACGCGTGCCGTCAGCGCCAACGCCAAGGCCCCCGCGTCAGTCACGCATTAGCGACCCAACCATTGCGGCTGCGGTAGAGCAGTTGCCCGAGAGTATGCGGGCAGGGGCCGAGGCGCAGTATGACTTGTTGCAGCGTATGCAGCGTGACGGCACGGGCGGAGCAGCCGCGCAACGCGACCTTGCTCTAGCGCGCGGTGAGCGTGAGGCGCGTGAGGGTTATGCCGCAACGCAGCGGCAAGAATTGGCGCGTATGCGCGAGCGTTATGTGCAGACGCCTGACTTTGTGCCGACGCAAGAAAACGCCCTGTCTATCGGCACCCTGTTTGGTTTGTTGGGTGTGACGGCGGCGATGACCGGCACTGCGGGCAAGCGGTCTGCCGTTGGCGCGATGAACGCCATGAGCGGCATGTTGCAGGGTTGGCGCCAGGGTAGGTCGGACCTCTACAACCGTGAGAGGCAGAATTTCGATGTCGAAATGCGGCGTGTGCAGGCGCAGAACCAAGCGTTAGAGCGTGAATTCAAGGACGCGCTGGATCTAGCTAAGACTGACATGGATGCTGGCATTGCGCGTGCGCGTGAGGTTGCCGCGCGTTATGGTGTTTCTATCGCTGGTGCGGCGGCTTCGCGCCAGGGTATGCAAGGCATGTTGAGTTTCTTGCAGAGCCTCCAGAACACCAACATGCAGCTTGAGCGTTATCGCGGCCAAGTTACTGGTCAGGCGCCAATTGCTCGCATGGTGCGCGGCGAAGATGGAGAGCCTAGGTTTTATGCGGCCAATCGCGCAACTGGCGAATTGCTGCGCGACCCAAGTGGGCAGTTGGTGGAAATGGCGCCGCCGCGTGGTCAAGGAAGTGCAAGTGGCCCAGGCGGCGCAGTTCAATTCCGATACAATAGTGCCGTGTCTAACGCCGTGTCTCAGGCCGCTTTAGAATTGAAGAATGTTTCTACTTTGCCGGCTATGGCCGCACCGCCAGCATTGGCAAATTACGTTGCTGATCCAAACAAAACAGTAACTGAGGGTTTGTTGCGCCTTGCCTCACAAAGAATTACCACTACGGAAGAACGCGCTACGCAACAAATTCTAGCCGGTATTACGCGCGCAATTACAACAATTCAGGCTTCTGGTCGTCCAGGCGGCGTGACCGAATCATCGTTGCGTGAGTTCTCGCGTATTGCGCCGCAGCCCGGAGATACGCGCCTCAACTGGTACTTGTTCTTGGCTCTTGCCAAACAAGAGTTGGACTTGGGCCTTATTGAATTGCGCAACTCTGGTGCAAACCGTGAGCAAATTGAAAGCGCCACGAAGTCGCGCGATGAAGTAGCGGCCTTGATACCGTACAATGTCGCTGACATTAATCGCATACTTGTGGGGCCGCGTGGCAGACCATTAATCAACGAACGCGCACTTGATCTTTTGCAACACTCGGGCAGCGTAAGGGAAGCCGAGCGCGGATTGCGTAGAGAATCGCGGGATCGTAGTGCGCCGCAGCAAACTTACAACAGCGCAGAGGATGTTGCCGATGCGTACCGCAACGGGCGGTTGACGCGTGAGCAGGCGGCAGAAATTCTCCGCAATCAATTCGGAGCGCAATGATGCGAGTTGATGATGTACTCGGCCCTCCGAGGGTTGATGACCTTTTGGGGCCGGCACGCGAGCCGTCGCAACCAAGACAGGAACGCGCAGCACCCCAACGTGAGGCAGACTTTCCTACCAACCCGTATGCCGCTTTTGCACGCACTCGCGTAGGGCGCACTCAAGACCTTCCGTCCGTCGTTGAGGCAGCGCCGGAACTCCCACGCGGTATGGCAGCAGGCATACCGGGATTTATAGGCGATATTGAGACTTTGGGACGGGCCGGCCTTCGCTACGCCGGTGCTGACGTTGATCCACGTTCAACGTTCCCAACAACGGAACGGGTGGGTGAAGCGCTTTTTGGGCCAGCCGAAACCGGAGCCGGGCGAATTGGGCGAGAGG